CTCTCGGTCGGTGACTACATCGCCGTGCTGGATACGTCGTCGTCGGATGCGGTCCTTGGCCGCGCCCAGATCACGGCGATCAGCAACAGCGGCGACAACGCCACGCTGACCCTCGGCACCGCGATCAGCGGCATGGCCGCGACGGACAAGATCGTGAAGGCGACCGCGAGCGATACGTCGTTCAACAGCGCCATGAACGGTCTGATCAACATCACCAACCGTGGTGGCAGCTACGCCTCGCTGCACAACGTGTCGGCCAGCAGCTACCCGATCTGGAACGCGGTGCGGATGACGGCGGGAACGGATACGCCCGATGCCAACCAGCCGACCGAGGACGACCTCTGGGTCCTGATCCAGAAGATCGCGGGTGTGTCCGGCAAGGACGCCCAGCTCCGTCCGAAGGAGTTCCTGCTCATGACCACCCCGGGTCTCGGCCAGAAGCTCATGCAGTCGTTCGTGGCCCAGCGCCGCTTCGACGCCAACGGCTTCGACACCACGATCAAGGGCGGGTACAAGGCGCTGCAGGTGTGCGGCATCCCGATGGTCACGGACTACTACGTCCCGGCTGGCACCATCTATCTCCTCCACATCCCGTCGCTGGCGTGGGTGGATGCGAAGGATTGGGGCTTCGTCGAGTTTGAGGGCGCGGGTCCGTGGCGCTGGATTCAGGGCCGCGATGCGTTTGAGACGACCTATGCGTGGTACGGCAACCTTGCCTGCTTGGCGCGTAACGCGCACGGCAGCATCGTAGGCTACACCGATACGGCTCGCTTCTCGCACGTCGTCTGATCCTTGTAACGGTGGGGGGCTTCGGCCCCTCACCCTTTCCCTTTTCTTGAGGAGTGTTCCATGGGCAATTTCTTTAGCCCACTGGCCGGTCGGTTTGGCGTCATGCCGAACCTGCTTGCAGGCCGTTGCAATGCGGCTATCGGTAACAGCACGACGACGACGTACAACTTTGGTGGGCATCCGGCAAAGTGCATCATCAACCGCGCCGTCGTGTCGGCTGGCACGGTCCCCGCTTCGACCAGCGGCACCATCCTTGGTGTGCTGCAGAAGTACGATGCGTCGGCGGACGCAGCGGTGGCGCTGACGGACAACGTCGATCTGGAGGCGCTGACCGCGCACGAAGGGACGGCGGTGACGTTGCTCACCACGCTCACCGACGCGCAGAAGCTGCTGGACACGGGGGATACCGTGCGCTTTGTCGTGACCACGAACAACACGGTGACGACGGCAGCCGTGGACTTGCAGGTCAACGTTGAGCTGCTGGTCCAGAGCTGATGTCTGATCCGGTGGTGCTAAATCACCGGGGGAACCCGGAGCCGTCGTCCGAGATTCAGCGGCGGCTCCGGCTTGTTCATCCCCGCCTTGAGTTGCGTTATGTAGATTCCGTGGATGCCCACTGGGCGATCTGTCTGCGCTGGACGGAGAACGACCGGCGCTGGTCGATGATCCAGTCCAACGAGATTGACCCCAATCGGAGCATCGACATTATTGGCTACTTGCCGATGACCTGCTCCCCGGATGAAGCGCCAGCCTACCTCGAAAAGTCGATGCGGGAATATCCGGCAGACGAGGTCCGCAACATGGTGCGCGACATGGGGCAGTACAACAGCGTGGCGCCCGTGCAACAGGCGATGGAGGAAGCAATGGCCGAGGTGTTGGATTCCCCGAATCCAACCGCCCAGCCGAAGCGCCGTGGCCGTCCCCCCAAGGTTCGATAGGATACGCTTATGCCCACCGTGACCAGAGCGCAGTTGGTTGAGCAAACTCGTGAATACATGGACGCGGTCGGGTCTACGCGCTGGACGGATAGCGCGATCCAGACGGTGTTGGCGCAGGTGTACGATGAGGAGTGGTCGAACATCCTCAATGCCGCGCCATACTACACGTTTCAGCAGCTTACGCTGACGACGGATGCCAACGGGCAAATCCCGTACAGCAGCTTGAACACAGGCAGTGGCGACACCGAGCAGAACTTCTATCGCCTCTTGTCGGTCAGCGATGGGAACGTGCTGTACAATGAGACTTCGTTCCAGAACGTGCCACTGGCAACGACGACGAACTATCTCCCGACTTATCCCCGCCTGTACTATCTGGTGGGGGAGCTGGTGCAGATTTTGCCGGTCGCCAGCGGCACCAGCATTTACATCGCCACAAACTACAAGCCCACGGCGCTGAACGATCTGTCCACGGATGCGATCCCCATTTCGTTTCCGCCCAACAGTGAAGGGGTGCTTGTGGCGTCAGCGGCAGCCAAGCTGCTGCTGAAAGGCGGCGCGGAAGTCGGCGCGGCCAACAACTTCCGGGCGCTGGCCAACGAGGAACGCCAGTCGATGCTGGATGATCTGCGCCGTCGCACGATCAACCCGACGCTTATGGCGTACCCCGACCAGAAGTATGACTGGAGCGGCGGCTAATGGCGGCAGGGGATCGAGTCCTTGACGCGCAGCCGCGCTTTGATGGAGGCCTAAACAGCGTCTCCGATGAAACGGCGCTGCAGGATAACCAAGTCCGCACGGCGATCAATGCGCGGCTGACCGACTACGGCGCGATCAGCAAGCGCGGCGGGACACGGCGCACGGCAGCGGCATTGGCGGCCCAGCCGGTGACGGGGGGCTACACATGGACCAAGGATGACGGGACGGTGTCCGTCTTGGCCGTGTGCAACGGCACGTTGTTTACTTCGACGTTCAACCCGACCACATGGACATGGGCTTCCCAAACGGGGACGCTCTCGTCTGCGACCACTTCGTACTTTGCCAACTTCCGTGACGGGGGTGGCAACGATGTGATCTACATCGCAGACGGAGGGCCGCTCAACAAGTGGAATGGCACCACCCTCTCGACCAACTTGGCCGGGACCCCGGATGCGGCAGCCATCGCGGTCTACAACGAGCGCCTGTGGTCCTGCGGAGACCCGGACTATCCAGACAGCATCTTTTACTCGGCGCTGAACAACGGCGACACGCTGGGCGTTGGCGCGTCAGACGGGGGCCAGATTGTGGTCCGCACGTTTGGCAACGAAGCGATTGTCGGATTGGCGTCGATCAATACCTCACTGCTGATCTTCCACAAGCGTGGCGTGTCGCGCTTGACCGGCTACGGGCAGGACGACCTGACGGTGGCGCCACAGGCGGTCACGGCAGATGTGGGCACGATTGCCAAGAACAGCATCGTGGCCAGTCAGAACATTGCGTACTTCATCTCCGAGCGCGGACTGTACCGCTGCAACGAAGCGGAAGTGGCGTCGATTGGCACCCCGCAGCAGCCCGATCCGATCCTGCCCATCATCCGGCAGTTGTCGTCGACGGACTTCGATAAGATCAACTGCATCATCAATCGCGCCACGAAGGAGTTGTGGATCACCATTCCCAACTTCGGCTGCTACCAGTACCACACGGTCCTCAACGCATGGTCAGGGCCGTGGGACACGGGCTATACATCGCCGGACACGACCTATCTGTTTGAGTGCTTGAACAGCGCGGGGTTGCCCATTGTCTTGCGTGGAGACGCCTCTGGGTACGTCAGCGTCTGTGATGCGCCCGGGGTGTTCTTGGACAACACGGCCAGTGACGGCACAGGCGGAACGCGCTACGCCATGAGTGTGCAGATGCACCGCCTGTACTGTGGCGACGATGCGCTGGCCAAGTCGCTCCGCTGGGGCTACCTCACCGCCCAGCTCAACGGCTCAGACCAGACCCGTGTGCAGTGGAGTACGGGCGAATCGTTTGGGTCGTACAGCCTCCCCCCGACCTACAGCTCGACATGGGGCGCTGCTGGTACCTACTGGGGCACCGGCACATGGGGTGGCGCAGGCAGTGTGAATTACCGTATCCCGATGGGTGGGACGGGATACTACATAGATGTCACGATCATCGACTCCGGCAGTTCGCAGCCGGTGTTTAGTCGCTTCCAGCTAGAAGCGTTCGCGCTTGGACGGAGATAACGATGGCCCAAACAGTCGCACAACATAGCGTTGCCTCGTTCACCTCTCCGGTGAATGGCACCAGCCCGATTGACGCCAACCAAGTGCGAGGGAATGACAATACCCTTCGCGGTGGCTACAACGACCACGATGCGGATGCTGGCATCCACTTGCAATCGTCTGCCGTCGCCTCGCGTCCTGCGGCTGGCGAACTTGGGCGCAAGTGGCTGACCACGGACACGGGCGCGGTGCGCCTGTACTTCGACACCGGCTCGGCATGGGCTGAGGTCAGCTACCTGCCACTGGCCGGTGGCACCGTGGCTGGCAACGTGTCGATCACCGGAACGCTGGGCGTTACGAGCGCCATCACTGCAACGGGCGGGGTGGTGGGCAACGTCACGGGCAACGTCACGGGCAACGTGACGGGCAATGCTTCGACCGCCACCGCACTGGCGACGGCGCGGACCATCAATGGCGTCAGCTTTGACGGCACGGCCAACATCACCGTGACGGCAGACGCTGGGACGCTGACAGGGTCCACGCTGGCCTCCGGCGTGACGGCGTCCTCGCTGACGAGCGTGGGAACGCTTGCCAACCTCACCGTCACCAACCCCATCACGGGGAGCGTGACGGGATCAAGCGGCAGCACGACGGGGAACGCGGCCACGGCCACGGCGCTCCAGACGGCTCGCACGATCAACGGCACCAGCTT